ACTCGATAACTTTTTAACTTATCAAGTTCTAGCGTTTGATTCACTGTAAACTGATGTCCGTTAATGCCAATGATTTCACCACTTACAACAGCCTCATCGTAAGTATCTGACCATCTAACGCGGTCACCCTTATTAATTAGCGCAACGTCGCTGTATAATGCTTCATCTTCGATAGTTAATCGTTGATAGAGTATTCGCCTTGCTTCTAGTTGAGCCCTATTCATTGCTTGCTTATAGTTACGACAGCCGGCTAATTGAATTTTGTATGGATTGTTAGAATCTTGCTCGATGATTTGACTGTTAATAATTCTAAGTCTGATATAAGCCTTTTTATCTGTTCCATTCGCTCTATCATCTTTACTCGCATGAATGTATTCCACTTCTACGCCGTCATGACTTTCAGACTGTGACGGATTATATTGGATCGTACCGCCATCACTACTACTCACTAAATTAGCGCTTGAGAACATAGCGGACACAATCGGCTTTTTCTCATCACGCACAAATCGCCACTTAATGCCGTCATTGTAAGTTATCACTCTGGCCGCATTGCAAATTGTCTGTATTCGTTCACCGAGTGATATATCAGCATCATCAAAACTAAAGTCAAAGTAACGTAGTGTAGGATTTTCTATTTTTAGCTTTGCATCAATTGCATATAAATCATCTAAATCAAGCTCGCTAGCATCACGATTAAAAATCTTAACGTATGAGTGCAATACGGCATCAGCAAATGAGCGTGAAGCGATTAGGTTTTCATTAATAACACTATTTTGATATTGAATCGCTTTGCGTGTTGCTTCAACGTTAAATTTAAGTTCTTTGATTGATGTCGCTTGCGGGGTTGCTTTAGTTGTAATAAGAATCGATGTGACATTTGGCATTTGAAAATTATAGTCGTAACCGACAATATAGATATTTTCGATTTTTACTTGGTCAGTCAAATCGCTTCTACCTTTATTGATTCGCCCACATTTAATAGCATAGTGACCGTAACCATGCTTTGGCGTTAACTTAATTGTTCTAAATTGCGATTCTAAAGTATTATCTCTAATTTCCCAGTCGTAAATTTCTCGGGTACCTGCAATCTCATTACTGAGTTCATCAACCGCCCAGTAAATAAATCGTGTTTGCGCATAGCCTTTTAAGCCTCTTTGAAAGCTAACATCAATCCATATTTCCGTTCCCTGCTCTGGCAAAATAAAGGTTTCAGTGTATACATCTCCCGTCTGTTCTAACTTAAATGAATTAGCATTAAGCTTCGTTGTAATAACTGTGCCCTTAAACTGAGTGAAGTATTTGACAATAAAAACATTTGCTATAGTTAAAATTGGTTGTTTTTGTGCATTTTGAGTAACTGAAACTAAGTTACCGCGGTACATTACATCAGTGTTAGTGTTAATTGTCGTGGTGACATATTTATTCTTATTGTTCTTGACGGTATATTCGCTTGTTATGTCAGCATTAACATAATAATTAAGCTGAGTAGATGGGTCTAATTTAGTTAAATAGGTGACATCAGTATTAGCTGATAGTGTTATTGTTGTCACGTTTTGCTCTGTTTCAAAACTAACAACATTCGTGTAATTATCTGAAAATATAATACCACCGGATAAGTTTGGCGGTACTAACTCTTGTCCGTCAACTTCATCACTTGCATATGCATATCGTATTTCAGGAATAACGGCGTAAGGCTCATAAATTTGATACTGAGTACCAAATATTTTATTCAATAGCGTTTCATCATATTTGAGCTGGTCTAGCGAATAGCTACCAATACCAATACACATAAAGTGCTCAATGTGCTTAATATTATCAATATATTCAGAATTAGCTGGCTTTAATAAATCGGGATAGACTCGAACACAACCGTAAATATCGGGAATGGCTTGATAAACACGCGCTCGATTCGTTTGTCCCTGCAATTTATTGTTTGAACTGTCTTTTTGGTCATCAATGCCGTTAGGGATTGTTGCTTTAGGCGCTAATACGACAGCTACAATAGCGGCGACAACTGCGACAATGGCAGCAACAAGTACTTCATATCCTTGGTATCTAACGACTTTAATTAAATCAAATTCACATAGTGCTATATTTAAGTCGAATTCAACAGGATTAATTTCTTGCTCATTTAAGTAAATTTTATGATTATTTGCGGGTATTCCGCTAGGGAAGATATTGATTAAATTTTGCTGAATGGTTAATGATGTATCGAGAATATATTTTTTGTAGCCGAGTATGTTTTTTGGGTCATGATAATAAATTAATGTGCTCATAATACTCTATCCTTTGATAAGTTCGCTCTAATGCGTCGAGCCGGTTATATTGTACTTGGCCACCGATATGTTCATTGCCTTTTGCGTGTAGCGCATATTTGCCGGTAACAACACCAACGTGACAAGGTGCGCCGTGTGAATATGCAATAAATACAGCGTTATTCGACTTATTGCATGGCCGCCAATTTCGCTTTGCTTCGGGTAGTGCTTCACACTCAATTGAGCACTCTTTAGTCTCGTAGCCGTGAATATCAGCAAGCTTAATGCCGAGTACATGCTCGTAATAAAGAATAACTAAGCCCCAGCAATCCACGCTTTCAAATGAGCAAGCACGATTAACCCAAGGTAAGCCCACAGTTTTATTGATAAACTCTTCAGTTGTCATAGTCTTTGTAACCACGGGAACACTTCGATTCGATAGCATTCAACACCACCTTTCGTCATTGGATTATCATAGCCGCACGATATGGTCACGTTATTGCGATTCATACGAATGCCATTTTTAAGAATATTTAAGTTGCGGTAAGCAATTGCGGCCGTATTCATATCTAATTCGCTATATTGCTCAAATGTGACATAAAACGGCTCTTGCCAGTTCTTAACCGCTTTGATGTATTCATTTAGCTTGTCGCCGACATGTATGCGTGAGAATTGAAGCGTAATGTTTGGATTTGGCTCACTGCCTTGGTCTGGCTTAGTTATCTTGCCAGAAACTGGAATATACTCATTACCGCCAAACGTATAGGGTACGAACTGATTAAACACAAGCCTAACTGGCTCTATAAAATCGACATGCTCAATCACTATCGTTTCAAACTCACGCGCTGGGTTTTTAGTTGCGAAAAACTCTCGCTGCTCTTTCGTAATCATAATGTTGATACCTTGTTTAATTGAGTGTTGACAATAATGTCTAACCATTCAATATTTTTACCATCTAGATAATCTGGGAATAAGTGCGCATCATCAGGGTAATAAGGCGGTGCGTCATAATTTGGTATCATTATTTGCGCTGTATATTGCCAATGTAGCGAATTAGCCCGGCTGGTATTTAATAATGAATCGGGTAAAAATCGGCATCTTAACGTTTGAATCCCCCATTCTGTCATTAAATCAATATCAAACGGCTCAAAACCTTTTTTGAGTTGATTATTAAACCAGCTTAAAAATATTGGGGATTTAGGTTGTTCAAATCGAAATGTTATATTCCTTATCACTGGTTGATTTGCTGCGCTTTTTTTAAAATATACCGCACCACTTCTTACTTCTGTTGTTGAAAAGCTTGCTTGCCGCTGTTTTGAGTATGAACTCAATAAAATTGTGTTTGAACTAAACGGGTAATTATTCATAAAGCCTCGAATTTTAGGCAATAAAAAAGCCCAACTTTTTACAGTTGAGCTTTAATTGTTATTTAATTTTAAATTAAAGTCTGATTACTTTCTCAAGTGATACATCAGCAAGAAAACCGCTTCTACTTTTGTATTTTGGATTACTTGCAACAACGCGATCAATCTCCTTTAAGAGTTTTTTGGGTAACGTTATATTGATTTTTTCAGCCCCACCCATTAAGTGGGTTAGATCAACATCAACCACAGCAAAAACCATACCTTGATACTTTTTATCCTTTAAAAATAATTTAATATCGCTTGGTGCTGGAATTTTTTCACCATCATCAACCAATATTTCAATATGACTTGTTATTGCTTCTTTAACATTCTCTAGCGCCTCTTCAAATGTATCACCGGCAGAAAAACAACCAGCAATATCTGGAACAATAACACCATATGCGTGATTTTCATCACCTAACTCAATAGCTACAGGATATAACATAATTCACCTCTATAAGGAGATAATAAACAGCTAGCAATATAGCAGGGTTTATAACCCTGCTTGATTTAGTATCGATTTAATTGTTTTATCTCTTAAATCTTTTTTGGGATGCGGTACAGTTACTAATCCCTTTTTTATTTGATGCTTGAAGTGATGATGACTGCCTTTAACTCTAACT